GATCGCCGAGATTGCCGCTGCCGATCCCTGCGTCAATGCTCCCTGCGTTGTGCGGATCTGCTCCCCCTGCGGCTGCAACTGAGCGAGAGCCCGAGTTGCGGACTCCTCGTCGATGATGCCCCGCTTGAACTGATCGGCGATCTTTTGCACTTCCATCCGGTAGCGTTCTGCGGGAGTGCGGGTCTTGTTCCACATCTCCTCACGCTGCTTGATGCCCTCGGCGAAAGCCTTGTTGTCGTTCTCCCACTGCTTACGCTGTGCGTCCGCCTGCTGCTGTCTGACGCGAGCCAGCCGTTCCTCGGGACCGAGAGCAGCCATTGCCGCAGCGTTGTTGCCCTCAATGTTTTGAAGTGCCTCGGCGAGCCTTAAGTTCTCTTCTCTGGCAGCACGCAATCTGTCGAGTTCGTCCATTTGATTGGACAGAGCCCGGCCCACATTGTCTTCAAGTCTGACTCGATAGCCTTCGTCGCGCTTGACTCGCCCGAACTCATCGAATGCCTGTTGCAGAGGCACTTCCCCGGTCTGTCCGTTCCGTGTAAGAAATGCTCGCGCCGCTGGTGCCGTTCCAGCTTCCTGTGCCATGACGTTTTCACGCAACATCCCGGCCATCAGAGCGTCTTGGCGAATCTTGATCTTCTCTTCGATGATTCGCTGCTCTGTGACTGCGTTATCACGTTCCCTGGCGATCCGCTGAGCATTCCCCTCGCGGGCTAGGTCGTTCAGCTTCATTTCCCGATCATGCGCAGCCTGCAAGGCATCGAGGCGAGCATTAAGTGCCGTCTGTAGATCTTGCGTCCGCTGCGTCAGCGTGTTGGTGGCCTCCTCGGATCGGAGCAACGCCGGAATCAGAATCCCAGCCAATGCACCGCCGACCGATGTGACCGCCATCCCCATCGGGCCAAACGCAGCACCCAGCATCTGCACGTTATTTGCCACGCCACCAAACGCCCGAGCCGCAGCGTTCGCCCCGCCCATCTGAAGAATGGACATGAAGTCCTGAAGGGCGAAGCCAGCCTGCTGGAAGACTTGGGGCGAGAATGCCTTGGTCATCGCAGCGTTAGTCTGCACCGCGACGGTCTGCGCCTGCTGGGCACCTTGCGCGAAGCGGCTGCTATCCATCGAGAGATACGCCACCAGATCGCCTACGACGGCCATCTAGACACCCTCCGCAATTCTGCGAGCATTTGCCCGCTGTTCGGCCTCGGTCTGCTCACGCTCAAGCTGGATGCCCGGAAGATGCTCTCCCGGTGTGACCTCGACTCCATGCGACGCCGCGAACATCCCCAAAAACGTCGCCAACTGGGAGACAAGACCGCGACAGCCGAGAGGTTCCGCCGCGTCGTATGCCATCCAGCCCTCGACCTGCTCCGGGGTGAGTTCCGCCGCCATCTGCGCCACGTCTACGACCCCGAGAGCCGCCGCCAAGCGGTAAAGGAACATCTCCCGAGGTCGCCGGATCAGTTTTTTGCCTCAGTCTCCGTCTTCACCGTTGCCGAAAACCCAACGTGGTCCCAGCATGCGTCATAAAGGAACGCTGAGTCGGCGGAATCCATGTTTTCGAGGATGATTCGCTCGTCCCCAGGCTTCAAGAGTGGCTTGCCATCGGCATCGACCACACACAGGCAGATCAATCTGGCCTTGCCATCCTCCAAACGCCCAGGCAACAGCTTACCATCGCGCCCGAACCGCGAGTTTTCGTAGGTCGTCCGCTCCAATTCGGTCAGAGACTGCAATCGGACAGTCTCGCCAGTGGTCGGCAGCGTCACTTCGCGGTGTCGTCGCTGTGCCGGTCGGAGAAAAGTCTCCCGGGTTGCCAGTGCCATCTCTACTCCTCGTGGTGAATGAGCCCGTAAGCCTGCGCCAGTCGCAACATGTGCCGCCCGTGGGCTGTTTCCGGGTCGGCATTCCTCGCCTCATCCGCGATTCTGTCCATCGCGTCTGGCCGCTTCTTTGTGTCGGCCTCGTAGGCCGCGTGGCATTCCTCGTCTGCGGGCTCTGCGTATGGCGGATTAGCTCCGAACTGCCAACAGCACAGCATCCACGCGTTACGGTCCTCGATGACGGTCCCGACTGGCAACATGACGTGGTAATCATCCACGCCACACGCAGCGACGTATGGGGCACTCCTGTCGCCCACAACGACACCGGAAGGCATCTCCCACCGAACTGGACTCGGCGAAATGTCGTACTTGACGTTATGGGCCAGTGCGGGGCGGATCAGTCGGCATTTCATGTGGGGAAGGTCGTCGAGCCAGAGATGCGGAACCCTGCGTCAAACTGCAACGGGTTTCCTTCGCTGCTGTTCGCCTTGAACGACTCGCAGAACGCCGTAAACGTCCATGTAGACGCCCCGGTATCTGGCCAAGCAATCGACGCAGCCCGCGACGTGATAGCGGTATGGTCGGTCGTCAACGCCTTGTGGGTCGAGGCAGCCGGATCAAAGAAGCCCGAGATTTTGGGTTGACCAAATTCGATGAAGCCGGTCCCGATGTATTCGTCGCCAACCGAGGAATCCAATGCCGTGACCTTGGTCATTCCGGCCTTCGACTCGCCCGATTCAATGCTTCGGACCTGGGCAATCGTCGTCAGGACAGACGAGATGGTCCACTTGAACGCTGTACCCTTGGACGCAATCTTGGCCATTACGGCGTCTCCGTGTAATGCACGAGGTAGATGAGGTCAACATGGTAAAAGCCATCGTCCGAATCATCGCCGTATGGCACGAACTCGACTTCCCGGGACTGCAACTCTGCCCCCTGAATCTCGATGCCCGAGACAGTCCCTTCGTAGCCCGCGAGTCCCGAGGGGCTGCCGCTGCTGTTGTTGCCGTTGATCGCTACCGCCAGACTCCGAGCAGTTGCCAGCGACTCGGCGAGCGACACAATTCGGATGCGACAATCGACCAGCCCGCCCTGATACTCGATGTCGTTATTGACCGTCTCCGACTCGACCTGCAATACGACAGCCGGGAGCTTGTCTTGCTGGGCTAGCTTGTACGGTCGCACTGTAGACGTAATCGCAGTGACTGCCGTCTGTGCCAGGAGTCTTGTGCGGAGCGAGTCTTCAATCGCCATTAAGCACCCCCGCAGTTTCCATTGCTCCGGGGATTCCCTTGGAGTCCAGATTGGACAGTGACTTTCGTGCCACGTCGATCATGCGTTGCGTAACAGACGATTGGCCGAAACTTTGCACAAAGCCGCCGAACTTCTCTTTACGGATCATACCCGTATAGCGTCCCTTCGGCTTCTTGCTGAAGAGTTGCCGTGTCTTTCCGAGCAATGTCGTTGACGAAGGTTTCGCTTCAGCCTTTAGATATCGTTTCTTCGTCCCAAGGGCGAACCAGTGCAGGTTAGCAGCACTGATGCCAACACCCTTTCGGACGCTCTTCTTGCCCTTCTTCCCCTGCCACAATGCACGCGGTCCAGTCCTCTTGATTGATGCGCGAAATGCCTTCCCGACAGCAACACCGGCTTTGCCGTCGGCCTTGTTCTTTCGCGTCCCCCTCTTCATTCGCCAACCGATGCCCTTATCGAGCGTTCGTGGGCGGATGCTTCGCTTGATGTGTCTTCGGATGTTCGATGCAGCCTTGCGACACCCTGCGGCAATGCACATATTCGCGACCTTGTTCGCGTGGATCGTGTGCATGTAAGACAAGGCATGATCCAACTCGGCCACGCCAGTCAGTACCACTTTCGGTTCAATCATGGCAGCGACTCCGTAGCCAGTATTCGCAGTGCCTTACGGTTGCCGTCTTGGTCGATAATCGCCCCGATGTTCAAGATCCTCGATCCGATCTTCGCACGCCACAGCGATGGCACAGCCGCTGCCAGTTCCGGCGTGTAGTCGCAGTTCAAAACGTGCGAGATGTCCGCGCCAAGCTGGATGAACAAGAACGATTCCCGCCCGCCGCGTGCCTGAAGCGAGACCCAGCGGAAGAACTGCGTAGACCACGAGTCCACAGACTGGCCGTCGGTGTTCGTCGTCGGCGCGTTCTTTTGGAACTCGACGCGGGTTGTACGATTGCCCGCAGTCATCGCGACCTGCTTAGGCATAATCACCCCACTTGAGGCGACCGACGAGAGCGTCGTAGGACAGCTTCACATCGTGGGTCACGTTGTCGGCG